AAAATAAAAAAGGCACACTATGTGCCTTTTAATAATTATAATAAAGTAATATAGTTAAGTAGTAATATTTAATAGTATATTATAATCTATTATTTTATTAATACCCTCTTTGCAAAAGTACGATATATTTTCTGTTTTGTCAAGGTTCATATCAAACTTTTTTTAAAGATTTTTAAAAACTCCCTCCAATTGATTGATTATTAAGGTTTTACTTTACCACCATCAATTGCTTTTTTGGTTTCAATATGAATCATTCTTGTTAAATCTCTCATAAATACTGGGTCGTTCTTCAAATCCAGGGTTGTTTTTTCATTTCCTGGAAGTGATAGGGTTATCTCACCGTCAAATTTAATTTCACCAAATTCAATTTTCATTGTAGATGAACTACCAACATTTTGGTTAGTAATTGCCTTGGCTAAGTCTTTATTTCCATTGACATTTGTACCAGCAATCATAGCTCCATCATTCATCTTCAAAAATTTATCTCTTTGATTGAATATTATACCATCTTGTACTCTAACTGGTTGACTTCCTTGTTTTTGGGCTTCATCACTAAAATATTCATCATAAGTACCCTTCGCCAAACCAGCTAAACCACCAATGATAGCACCAGCCACATTACCAACACCAGGAATAATACTTCCCAACATAGCACCAGTACCAGCCCAACCTGCGGTTGTTCCAGCAATACCTAAACCTTTACCTAATCCACTATTAGGGTCATCTAAAAATTGTCTACCAACATCAGCACCTAAACCTACCAATCCCAAAGCACCACCACTTTTCATTCCTTTACCCAATGAACCCATAAGACTCATACCGCCTTTGGTAGAACCAAATTTACCAAACATTCCACCACCGCCACCAAACATACCTTGTAAACCTTTTGAGAATTTATTATTCCCAAACATTTTTATAAGACCTCTTCTACCTTTGGTTCCTCTACCACCTGTTAACCCATCCAAAACATCACCCATACCATTTCCACCACCACTACCGCCTGAGCCACCAGCATTAGCAACATCATTAAAACCTTTTCCTAAAATACGACCATTCAAATACCATTTAGCAGCTTCAAACATGCCAAATAAAGCAGCACTCCAAACAGGGTGTTCGTAAATAAATTTTCCAATAGCACCAACAAATTTACCAATACTAGTGGCGAATTCTTGTATTTTAGACATCAATTCTTTATTTTGTAAAGCATCAACCAATTTTTGTATTATAGGTCTTAAAGCTTTATCAATTCCTTCCAATACTGGAAGAAGCATTTGTTTGATTTGAGTTATTAGATTGGTTATCTTCTCATCAAAACTTTGTGATGCTTCAGCACGCTCTTTTAAAGTAGCCTTTTCTTTAATCATAGCGTCCAAAGCTGTTTTATCCATTTGATTAAGTTGCTTAACCAATTTTGGTTGTCCATTGATATTGATTACGGCTTCACCCTTTTCATTAAACTTGGCAGTGTTTTGTATAAATTCTTGTGTATCTTTATCAAAACCATAAGCCATTTGAGTTTTGACTTTTGCAGCTCTTGCGGCATTTTTAGCAGCGGCTGCCAAATCATCATAACTCATACCAGTTTGTTCAGCAACTTTTCTAAGTCTATGCATCTCCATTGCTGATATTTCAAAATCTTTGTTTTCAGCGTTAAAAGTAGCTGAACTAGCTGCCGCCTTACCAATTTCCTCAGTCAACCCAGCCATGTCATTACGAGCCATGTACATCAAATGGAATGGGTCAGCTAATTGAGCCCAAGCCCCACCCAACACTTGCAACTGTGAAGACATATCAACCGCACCTTCAATATCAAATAACTTGTCAGCCATACCAGTTACCGAGTTCATATCGATACCTAATTTGGTTGTTGTTTCAGCCATTTTAGCCAATCCTTTGACACCACCTTTGAAATTGTATTTATTCAACAATTTCATATTTTGTTGAATATTCTTGATAACCTTCGAAGCGTTTAAACCCATTTTGCTAGCATCGTTCATCGTTTGCTCAACAAAATCACGTGTACGCTCAACAGATATACCCTGTTGTTCCATTTCAGCGGCCATTTTAGCCGCACCTTCAGCGCCTAGATTAGTACCAGCGGCCATTTGACCTAAAGCTTCTAAACCTTGTTGTGTTAACAATACACTACGACCTAATTCTTCGCTATAATTAGCCTGTAAAGCGGCCAATTCCTTAATTCCAACACCAAAGCTTATGGTATTGTTTCCAGCGACTTTAAGAGTATCTCTAAAGCTTTGGCTACGTTTATCTAACAATCCCATATTAAGGGATGCCATTCTTATTGATTTGTCAATTTCAAATAACCCAGCCCAATTCTTAAGAAGTCCGTAACCCTTTTTAACACCAGAAGTTATGACCCCAATATCTTTTGCAGCCTCACCTAAAAATGCAAAGCTTTTGTCTAATTTGCGAGTTTCTTTCGCAATCTTAGTCATTTCAGCTGTTGTCTTGGCTAATTCTTCTCTATTTTTGGTTAAGATACCTAATTTAGCTCTTTCTAGCTCTAATTGTTTTCTAGCTTCTTCAGTATTAGTCGCTTCTAAAGCATTTATCAGTTTTTTCTTCTTCTCTATCTCTTTATCAACGGTAGCTATGTTTTTATGCATAGCTTTGATATCCTTAAGTAATTTAAGGTATTCTGCCGAAGATTCAGCTATTTTTTGACGTAGGTCGGCCTCAAGCCTTAGCTGTCTTTCAGCGTCTTTATTTATATCGTCAGCCATCGGTCAATCTTTTATCTTTTGTAATTATAAAATCCAGAACCCTTTTTGCTATCAAGTGTTATTATAGCATTTACGTTCTTTTTAACAAAGCCACCCTGTCCATCAGGTACCAACTTTGAAAAAACTACGTTAAAAGTGTTTCTAGATATTTCACTAGTGTTTTTATCTTTTATGAAAATTTTTGTTTTAGTGTTTTCATCACGTAAAACCAAATATTTGTCACCCAATTTAGGTTCTGAAACCATTGTTAGGTATCTTTTGCTATTTTTATAAATTATCGGTGGTTTGTTTTCTCCAACAGGGAATTCAATATCATCACTTATTAGAGTAAAAGATACTGGTTTGTTAAAATTAAAATCTTTTACCATATGCCTCATTTGTTTAGAATGCATATACAAACCATATTTTTTAGCAATATCCTCACCAGGCATAATACCCGTACCTTTTCTTTTTTTACCTGTTAAAGCACTTAAAAAAGAGTTCCACAAACTTGGTTGTTTATAAAATGCTTTCATCATTGAAGGGTCGTTAACGATAGATTGAACCAAATCTTTGTCGGTCTTAACATTAACGTCATTAGTTTCGGTTTCACCACTTGATGGTTCATTTTCCTTCAATGAATTAATCAACCTATTATATTGCTCTTCGTTTATCTTTATCTTCATTTTTACGGGTTTTATTATAAATATCAAACAAATTAAAAATCCCCATAAAAGGGGATTTTTATTAAGATAATGGTATATCACCATTTTGCATCCTTGTTTTTAAAGCATCACCTGATACTCTACTTGTTCTGGAACCTTTAGAGTTTCTCTTATCAGATTGTTCTCTAGCTTGTTCCATTTGTTCTTCTTGTTTGCTTATTTCTTTGGTTTTTTGTCCTAAAAAGAATCTTCTTTCATATGTTGGCATTGCCATTACGTCTGAATATGTTATCCCTTTTAGGTGTTGTGTACATATGTATATCTCTTCAAGCAACGGTACTTTATAGCTTGAAGTCAGGCCAAAAAAAGTGTAAGTTAAGTGGAAGAAAGGTTTTGATAGACCCACCTCCAGGAGTCTGAACCGTAATGTCCATATCAACACCACAGTTAATCTTTTCTACATATTCCATAAATGCTTTAGTGTCACCAATTCTTGCGTTTTCAACAAAATTTCTAATAACACTCTTATCTCTGTTTCCATTAACTTCTACAATCATTTTTTCCATTGTATAAGTTGCAGTATTGTTTACTGGAACACCGTTTTCTTTATCTTTTTTCAACATTGCCTCGATTTCATCAGTCATTCCGCAAGTTACTAATCTAAATTTGATTTGTGTTTTGCTAATTGGCATGATAAAATCAAACAATCCTTCAGCATCAGTATCGGCACCTAAATATTTAAACTTCAAATCGTTCAAATTGATTTCTGTATCAAAAGGTATATCATTTTCATCAAACAATGTAACAGGATACATTTCACCATAAGCTGTAGCTCTTAACCAAATCATGATAGCGTTTCTATCACCAACCAAAAGGTCTTCATAACGAATATCAGTTTCCAAAAGTTTTCTATTGATAAGAATTTCCAAAAATTGACCACTTTCCAACAAGTTAGGACTAGTTAAGATACTTTCATCAGCTGTAGTCATGTAAGATACCTTTACACTAGGTTTTTTTGACCTGTAAACCTTACCTTGAGATGGTAAAGGAATCACATCAAACGATGTGTTAAAATTAGGTTGACTCAATTGAATAATATAATTGTCAACAGACTTTGGAACTTCTCCATAGCTTTGTGGTTGTTGTACAGGTGGCTGTACAGGTGTAGTTGGAACCATTGGTTGTGTTTTTCTTGTTTCAGCTTCGTTATATTGTGTTTGATAGTTTCTAGTTTGATTAGCATTCATAGCCAAATGCTCATCACGAATACGCATTTGCTCTTCAGCTCTTTTTCTAATGTCTAACATTTCTTGTTCTTGCTTAGTTAACGCTCTTGGTGCTGGTTTTTCAGCCAAAGAAGGGTCTTGAACAACACCATTTTGTTGTCGCATGGCCAATTGTTGTTCAGTTCTTCTACGCATAGCTTCAACAGCATCAACATGACCATTAGGTGTGTCATCTGGTGTTGTTGAATTAACATAAATTTCTTGTGTTGCTTTAGCTTTTTCAGCCTCAAACGCTGCAATTTTTGCTCTTTCATCAGCAGCGTCTCTTTGTTCCCTACTAGGGATTACATTTGGTTTTCTTTCCATATAAAAACTGTTCTTGTTTTGTTATAACGTTACAGATAAATATAACCTATCGAATTTTTTTGTAAATAGAAATAAAAAAGCCACCTAAGTGGTGGCTTTTTATTATTTTTCAGATAGTTCTTTTAAAATTCTATGATTTTCTTGGATACGTCTCATATTCTTCAATATGTTACCTCGGTTACCTTTAGGTTTTCCTGGTTTTTTTGCTTTTGCCATAATATTAGAACAATAAGATAGCTCTGTCAAAACGCAAGGTCGCAGTTATTTCAGCAATACCATCGTCATCCATTGACAAGTCACCGAAACCAACGTTGGTAAGCATAGTTCCATCCAATAACCATTTCTCAACAACTACACCAGTCGGGTCAAGCATTTCCAATTCTACAGGACGCTTGTAACCAGCTGCGTAACCTTGACGGCCAGTGATAGATTCAGAGTGAAGACGAACCCACTCCATAATAGCTTGTGATGCAGACGGACCAATAGGGTCACGGAAAGTCACATCAATTGATTCCCATGTAAAACGACCAATAACCCAAGTAGATGTGTTAAGGAATGGGATTTCCACTTCGTTCTGAGTAATTGATGGTCTTGATGCCGTTGATAACCACCATTGTTGAATACCTAGGTCAGAAGGGAACGTAATAAGCCAACGATTCTTTTTCTTAGGTTCGTAAGGCAAAGGCATTTTCATTAGTAAATCAGCCATGTTCTATTAGTTTTTGTTTTTTGTTCTTATTTGTTTATAAATATCCAGTTTGTTTTATTTTCCTGGACTTTATTATAAATATAGCGATTGTTATTTTTTATTCGGTTCAGTTAAACTTTTTAAGTTGTAAACTGTTACGAAATTCATTTTTTGTTTTAAATTAGCTTTATTTGCAAAATCATTAAACTTTTCTACAACACTATCAGCTTTTGTTGCTAAAGTTTGGTCAGGGTCTTTTAACCCTTTTGCCTTCAACAACTCAATCAACTCATCTGTTTTATCTCTATCCTCCAAAGTTGTTTTAATTTCAGACATTGTAGCTTCATCGTTCAAAGCTCTTTCAGCCATATCTTTATTAAGACCACTAAGGTTTACACCCATAAGCAAAGAAACACCCATGAGGACACTTTTAATGTCCTCATTTATAGGTTTCTTTTTCTCACTTTCTAAAATGAGTTTGTATTGTCTTTCAGTTATAATAATTTTTGCCATGCTTATCCTAACATGATTTTTCTAATTCTGTCGATTTCATTTTCCAAAATTGGATTTGCATTTTCAGCTACTGGGGCACCAGCTCTTGGTTGTTGCTTAGGTTGCTGAGTTTTCATCTTATGCAAGTATTGGAATAAATTCATTGCAGTTGTTAAGAATTTCACCAAATTGTTTTTGAAAGCAGTTTTGCTTTGAGCATCTTTAGCAAAAGACTTATTAGGTTGAGCCGCATTGTATGCTGGCGCTTCTTCTAATTTGTTGATGTTTCCACCACCTAAAGTACCCATTTTAGCAACCATATTACCAAACTTGTATTGGTTTGAATATACAGTCGATAAAATCTCTTTAACCATACCCATAAGGCTGTTTACTTCTTGTGGGTTTGATGGGTTAACAGCAAACAATTTTGAAAAGTCAGTAGCCATAATAGGGTTGCTTTCTAATTGCTTCAAAAATCCATCAATTACTTTATCACCAGTGTTAGCACCCATTTTTCTAAGTACGTTTCTGATATATTCTACACGACCAATAAGGTCTTCAAAGTTTTTAACCTTTTCAAATGGCAACGATTTTTCCATGTATTGAAGAACACGCTTGTCAGTAATATACTTACCTTCAAACACCATTTCTTCTCCTTCTCTTACTTGGTTTTTAAAGAATCTTTCACGAGCACTTTGTGTTTCACCACCTTTTTGAGCAGCTTTTCCACCTTTCATGATTTGACCACCTTTATATGTTCTGTCACCTCTGTTACCAGCGGCAACTTTACCCATAGCACCAGCGCCCAACGTTCCTTTGTTGTTAACAATGAATTGGAACAAGTTCTTCAAACTATTATACAATGCATCTTGTGAACCACCTTTACCAGCACCTTTATCACCAGAAGGATTTTCAGAACCTTGTTCACCTTGGTTATCGTACAAACCTAAACCACCTTCGATGTTTCTAATTGATTGATACAAAGTATTAAGTGTAGCAGCTCTTGATGATTTTTGACCTTTCATTCGAATCAATTTAACCAAAGCACCACCAGCAACCAACGCCAAACCAATAGGACCTAACACAGATGCAAATCCTTTTGCAGCTGCATATCCAGCACCCGTTTTAATACCAGTTTTGATAACTGTTTTTGTGATAATTTGCGGCAAAGACTTAACAATTATTGAAGTCAAACTTCTACCAGCAATTGTACCGTAAGAAGTCGTGTCAATTGGTGTTAATTTACCAGTTCCAGATGTAGCACCATGAAACATATCATTAAGTGTATTATATTGACCAGGATTATTAACCAAATCATGCAAACCTTTTGCTGCAATATCTGGTTTCATCATCACACCACCTTTTTGACACAATAAATCAACACCTTTGTGAGCATCACCACCACCAATTTGTTTAAGTGCGTTTACCAATTCTGATGGGTCAGAATTTCCATCTAAAGGATGGTCTGTAACACGACCTAAAAGTTTATAAACACCCTCACCGTTTTTAATATCATTCAATGCCTCAGCTTTTGACTGAACAATTTGTGTTGTTGTTTCCGTATCTGTATAGTTGAATGGTTTATCAAATAAATGTTTGAACCAATCAGTATTTGCTAACCAGCTAAATGCACCCAATGACGCACCAACACCAGCCATAAGCAATGGAAGCTTGTTAGATTTAAGTGTATCCATTCTAGAGCTTTGAAAATCTTCACCTTCACCTCTTTTTGCTTGAAGTCCTTGTCTAACATTTTTAGCATCTAATGGTTCAGCTTCGTTGATACCGTATTCTTCATCCATAGTCTCCAAATCTTCTTCACTTAATGAATATTCTTCATTCATTAAATTTTCTTCTTCCTCACCTTCGTTGAATCCTGAATAAACAGCAGCCAAATCAACATCCAAATATTTTTTAACGTATTCTCTTAAATCAGTAATTACACCATTTGCAACATCAATTGGCATATAACCTTGTTCGTCTGGTTTTTTCTTTGTTGCGGCAACGATTGAATCGTATATTTGCGCAATTCCCATAACTGTTGATAAGAATAATTGTGGGTCTTTGTTGTTTGGGAATTCTGGGTTTTCTTCTTTGATTTTAGCGTCTAATTGCTTAATCATTTCATTTCCCTTTTTATCTATGATTTGTTGGATTCTATCAGTGTATTCTGAATCTACAGCGCCTTTGCCAAATATCTTTCCACCAGCTTTGTATCTGCCTAGTTTAGATAATGCATATTTGATTGTATCCCAAAACCCCTCATCCAATCTACCTTCAGCTTCCATGATGTCTAATTTCTCAACTGTTTCTCTAAGAATTTCGTTGATAATAACAGCATGTTGTTGCTCAGTTAAAATTACTTTTTTACTCATGATTTTGTTTTTTTATAAATATCTGGAATAACCTAAAAAAATAAAAAAGCCCCTATAAGGGGCCTTTTTATTGATATGATTAATAATTAGATGTTATTGAAAGATGCACCAGTGTTCATGATAACAAATTCAATTTGGATGAATTCAAGACTTCTAGTTGGTTTTAAGAAGATTTGACCAGTCAATTGATTTCTATCGATGTCTTCTGGGTTATTTGAAAGAACAACACGGAAGTCAGTCAAACCTCTTTCTGTTCTGATGTTATCCAAGATTGGATTAACAAGAGACAAGAATTGATTTCTAACAACTGCATCGTTTTGTTCGAACAACAATCTGATAGACACAGCGGAGATAAGTTTACGAGCTTGCAACAACAATCTTCTTACGTTGATTCTGTTAAGAGCTGTTTCCTTAACTTGAAGTGTTTTGTTACCCCAAATCTTGATACCATCAGAAGTGAAAGTAGCGATTGGGTTAATTCTATTTTCATAAAGAGTATCTCTTTCTGCCAATGTAAGCTTTTTACGAGCTTGGATTGCGTCAACATCACCACGTTGGATACCTGCAACTGCAAACCATGGGAATGCGATATTGTCAGTCAACGCAATGTTACGAACTACGTCTCTTGTTGGTGGAACGAAAATCAATACGTTGTTTTCAGCGTCATTGATTTGAACCCATGGCCAATAAGTACATGTGTAGTTACTATCGAATTGGTCAGTCAATATATCAACAACATCATCAACAGTCATGGTATCATTACTGCTAGTATCTGGAGTTGTAACGATGTACAATGAGTCAGCTCTTTCAGTTTCAACCATTTCGATTGCTGCTTCAACCAAGTTTGTGTTATCCATAGTATCAATACCAGGAGTAGCAAACACGTTAATGTTAACAGCTTCAGGGTTTCTGAATGTCCACATAGCTTCCAAGTATGCATAGTAGTCTGAGTTGATACCCAAATCACCGTTTGAAAGTGTTCTGTTTACAAAAGCACCGCTGTTTAAACCAGCTTGACCGTTTGTACCGTTTATGATAAAGCTATCCAAATTACTTCTTCTAGTTCTGTAAACATCCCATCCATCAAAACCACCATAAGGTGCGAATGTGAATTTACGAGCGTAGATTTTCTCATACGGACCACCTACCAATCCAGCATCAGTTCTAAATTGCCAATCACCAGTTTCAAAGTAGAATACAGGACTGTATGTTCCACCACTTGAATTGATTACAACAGATACATTATCGATTGTAGCGCCAGTAGCATCAATATCCATGTGGAAACCATAAGTTAAACCAGTCCACATATTTGGAGATGTTGTTGGAGGCACACCTTTGTAATCAAAGAAATCAGCATCGATACCAACAGTTTCAGAAAGACCTAAATAGAATTTACGTTTGTTTTCAAATTGACCATATGCTTTTTTGTACATCAAAGTTGGGTCAACAACTGATGAGTTACCATTTATTTGGTAATTACGCACTGGGTATCCAATGAAACCTGCTGGGAAAGCATCGCTAGTATCAGCTGTGTCATCCAATTCAACAAGGATATAAGATGAGTTAGATACATAAGTACCATCGATAGTACCAATTCTTCTACCAATAAAGTTTGCAGAAGTTGGGTCCATAGTACAACGAGCAAACGCTTCTAAAACTACAGGTTGTGCGTCTGTATCGTAGAAACTTCTAACATGCACATCAAATTCTTTAGTATCTGGCTTAACGTTAACAATAGAAATCTTGAATTGTTCGTTAGCTGCATTACCATCAGATATAGTCCACATTCTGAACAATCTCAACACTTTGTTACCACGTAATTCCGATACAACGTAAGGGGTTACAGCTGGGCTATACTCTTGCATATAATCAGAATAGTTTGTTCCGTAGTAAACCAAACTTTGTTTGATACCTCTAATTTTACCTTCAGCATTGTATGATGTAAACATGTGGTCATACAATTCTTCAACATACAATGCAGTGTTACCATCTTGAGCTGTTCTACCCAATACTTTAGGAAGATAATTTCTTTGAGTTTTATCCATAGAAACTTGGTAATCAAAAATACCTTGTTTAGATGAAAGTCCACTCAATGAGAACATTCCTAACGGGTCAGTTTCAGAATCAGTATAAGCTGGGTCAAGTTGAATATAACTTGTTTCAAAACTTGGTAATTGTGTTGATACATTTACAGAAGCTCTAGAACGAAGCATTGCAACCAATTTATTTTCTACATCTGAATAAGATGAGCCAGAATAGTATTGAGTAACACCAGTTGTTGTACCAGTTATAATATTACTACCATGTGTAGCATAGTTAGATGCGTTTACATAAAGGTTGAATGATACACCAGTAAATGATGAACCAATTTTTTTGAAAGTTGGTGTAACGGTCAATGTAGTACCAGTATCCACACTACCCAAAACAGATAATACAGGTGTCAAAGAACCGTCATTGATTAATGTTTGTACCAAAGAATCTGTAGATACAAGGCTAGTAATAGTACCAGCTGATGTAGCACTAAAGCTAATAAGTGGACTATGTGAAGCACCACCTGAAGTTGTTCCAGATGTTGATGGGTCCAAAGCGGCATCTAAAGTGATACCCCAAGCCCAACCTGCATCATAACCAGAAAAACCTAATACTCTTGTTACGAATAATTGGTTTGACTGAGAAAGATAAGATTTAGCGA